ACTACTCGGTCAACCAGAAGAACCGGATCAATGAGGCGGTGCGGATGAGCGTTGTCGAGGGTGAGACGGTGGATCAGACCATCCGTCGCATCAGAGGCACGAAGGCGCTTGGCTTCAAGGACGGCGTGGTGCAAGGCATCACGCGTCGAGGCGCTGAGGCATTGGCCAGGACGGCCGTAAATCACGTGGTCACCACAGCTCGGTCGGCCACGATCCAGGAAAACCAGGACGTAGTCAAGGGGGAAGCATGGCGTTCCACACTGGACGGCAAGACGAGCGAAATATGCATCGCTCGAGACGGGAAAGTCTACAAAGTGGGCGTCGGTCCAAGGCCGCCAGCGCACCCGAACTGCCGAAGCACCATCGTGCCAGTGTTGAAGAGCTGGAAAGAGCTTGGCATCAATCTGAAGGAAGCCCCCGAAGGTACCCGCGCTAGCCTCAACGGCCAGGTGCCGGCCAGCGAAACATATCAGACGTGGTTGAAGCGTCAGCCGCGCAGCTTCCAGGATGACGTTCTTGGCCCGACAAAGGCTGAGCTGTTCAGGACCGGTGGGCTTTCCGTTGACAAGTTTGTGGACGAGCAAGCTGGCCGAGGCTATACGATCGATCAGCTTCGTGCCAAGCATCCCGAAGCCTTCAACCGAGCTGGCCTATGACTGAGAAGCTAGACTGCGAAATCTACGATGATGGCTTCGTGATCATTGACGGCAACGAGGTCGTGCCGATCGTAACATGGTTTGATGAGTTCGGCGATGAGTGCGATGCTGCTGATGCTGTCGCTGCTACCGCCGGGCCCACGGCTAACGGAAAGTGGATCAGCATCGCCATCCACACCCAGGAGCGACCCAGGCTTCACTAACACCAGTTTACGCTGGTGCGGATCTAATATACTTCTCCAGGCCATTGAACTTCTGCCCGGCGACCTAGGATGGGTTGACGGTCCGAGGTTCAGTGGGTTGAGCTGGCAGGACGCCAGCTTTTCACGCAGCGGGATGCTGCATCAAAGGAGACGAAAGTGCCGAAAGCGATCATCAACAAGCTCGACGAAGTCAGTGAGCCTCTCCGTGGTGAGTACCGTCCCGGTACTGCCGATGAGGGTCTCGATGGCAAGTTCGTTCTCATTGTCGAAGGCCAGGATGGCTGGATGCTTGAGAACGTCAACGGGCTGAAGACGGCTCTGTCGCAGGAGCGGACCGACCACAACGCCAGCAAGCAGCAGCTGAAGGCGTTCGAAGGTATCGATCCGGCCAAGGCGAAGGAAGCCATCACGAAGGTCGCCGAACTCGGTACGCTCGATCCTAAGAAGGACGTTGACAAGCTCGTCGAGGAGAAGGTCAACTCCCAGCTGGGCCAGCTGAATGAGCGTCATGCCGGCGAGAAGACGGCGTTGGAGAAGCGGATCGAGGCGCGGGATGCCCTCCTTCGGAATACTTTCCAGCGCGAAGCAGCGGTCAAGGCCATCGCCGATGCCAAGGGCGACGTGGATCTGCTGCTGCCTCACGTTCTGCCGTCCGTCGCCTTCGAACTGGAGGAGACCGACAACGGCCTCGTCCCGAAGGTCAAGGTGGTCGACGACAAGGGAAATACCCGGATCGGCGACAACATGGGCGGCAACATGACGATCGAACAGCGGATCAACGAGATGAAGAACCATGACAAGTTCTCTCGTCTCTTTGATGGCTCCGGCCATTCGGGTACGGGTGATCAGGGCGGTCGCCCTGCCGGGGGATCCGGCGGGTCGGGCAAGAAGATCAGCCAGATGTCGCGCAAGGAAAAAGCAGGCCTGATCAACGAGATCGGGCAGGTCAAGTACAACGAACGCGCGCGTGAAGAGCGTCAAGCCGAGGCCTGATCCCAGGCCTCATCAATTCAACTGAACTTAGGAGGCCATCATGGCAGCCGGTACCAAGACCGATTTCAAGATCTACAACGAGCAGTACTACGGAGGCTACTTCGAAGTTCAGCAACAGAACGTCGACGCTTTCAACGAAGCATCGGCCGGGACCATCACGATCGTCACCGAGGCGATGCGTGGCGACTTCGAGCAGGAAGCTTTCATCAAGCGCCTGAGCGGCACCGCACAGCGTCGTGATATCACGAGCGTCGCCGCCGTCACCGATAACAAGCTCGAGATGGGTGAGTACGTCGGCGTCAAGCTGAACCGTCGTCACGGCCCGATCGCTCAGACCGCCGACGCATTCAAGAAGATCGCCGCCGATCCGGAAGAGATGAGCTACATCATCGGTCAGATGGCCGCTGGTGATGAGTCGGCCGAGCAGCTGAACACGGCGATCGCCGTGGTCAACGTCGCCCTGGCCGGCGTCTCGAACCTGACCGTTCAGGTTTCGACGAAGATCGACCATCTGCTGCTGTCGCAGGCTCGCGGCAAGTTCGGTGACCAGTGGTCGCGCATCAAGATGTGGGTCATGCACTCGACCGTCTTCCACAGCCTCGTGGGTACGTCGATCAGCATGGGCCTGGACTCGGTTGCCGGCGTGACCATCTACCAGGGCACCGTCGGTACCCTCGGCCTGCCGGTTCTCGTGACCGACTCGCCCAGCCTCGTGGTCACCAACGGTGGCGGCGCAGGTGTGGACGAGTACATCACGCTCGGCCTCGTCGAAGACGCGGTCGCGTTGACCGAGTCCGAAGACCGCGAATTGATCTTCGAGAAGCTCTCGGGCTTCGAGAACATCATGTATCGCTATCAGGCGGAGTTCGCGTACAACGCCCGCGTCTCCGGCTTTGCCTGGGACATGGCCGGTGGCGGCGCCAACCCGACCTCGGCAGCGCTGGCGACGTCGGCGAACTGGCTGAACGTCACGGCAAGCATCAAGAACCTGCCCGGCGTCCGTCTGCGCACCCGCTAAGCCCATGCGAGGCTGGGCCTCGCATTGGTTCTCTGTTGCTCGTATCAACGAGGTTAGATCATGAAGGTACTTTTCTTCCACGCTGGCAACAGCATCGCTGCGATGGCACTCGCGGCGCGTGCAGTCAGCGCACTCCGCGAAGCCGGCCACAGCGTCGGCGAACGTTCTTTGCCGGCGTTCAAGTCCGAGAAGGAGCCGGCCGACAAGCTGGTCGTCGCCCTAACCAGCGAGCAGGCATACTCGTTCATGGAACGGGGTACGGAACTCGTCATGGTGTTCGGCGAGGACGCGATCATCCCCGTCCAGTTGCCGGACGACGAGAAGGAGTTCGAGGACTTCGATATCGACACCATCGTCGACAAGCTGGATGGTCCCACCACCGGCGAGATGACGATGGACCAGGCGAAGGCAGAAGCCATCGAGCGTGGTCTCGAAGTCCGTGTCGACACCACGCGACTCGAGCTCGAGCGGATGCTCGGCGTCGATATCCACGCTGGCTCTCAGGAGGCAGATCGTCGTTCGGATCAGTCGAACAACCAGAACACGGGCGAGCCACGCATCGGCGTGCGCACGTCCAACATTCTGCCGACCGTCAATGGCCTCGACCTCACCCGCCTGAACCCTGAGCAGCTGCGCGCGGCCGCGGCCCAGGCTGGTGTGAAGACGACGGCGAACATGCGTCCCGAGACGATCATCAACAAGTTGACCGAGACCTTCGCGGCCGCGGTCGATGCCCCGGCGCCGGCACCGGACCATTCGGCGACTGCGGCAACCGACCCGACGTCGACCGAGCTGCCCAGCTCCGAGACCGAGCTGCCGTCGCTTGACGGCATGGACGCCGAAGCCCTCAAGGCTCAGGCCGAAAAGGAAAGCGTCGACATCGGCCGCATGACCTCGGCGGACTCGATCCGCAAGGCCATCGAAGCCAAGCGTCAGGAGACGGCGGCCCATGAGTAAGACGACCGATGCGGAGGCAGCTGCGGCTGCTCCTCCGGCTGCGGACGACACCGGCGGCATCAAGGTCCCCAAGGACCTGTCGAGGGTGTCGCTCGCCAAGGCAAAGGAGCTGGCTGACGCAGGATTGGTCGAGGACCGAGATCTGCCAGGCAAGTTCTACAAGCGGAAGGCTGATGGTTTCACAGCTCGGATCCCGGACTACACCTACGAGGCCTATGCACAGGACCTCAAGGATGAGTGGGACGAGATCAAGCTGACCACGGATCCAGAGCCTCCCGCCGAACCGGCCGCCTGAAACCACAACAAGCGAAAGGGCTCGGACAACAAGTCCGAGCTCTTTTAGCATGGAGCTAAGTTAATGAGAAAATTCCTTGTCTATCTCGCGCTCGCACTGTCATGCATCTTGCCTGGCATCGCAGCTGCGCAGACCGCACCGCCTGTCTGGACCACTCTGGACGATGGCACACGCCGCGGCAGCGTTCCATCCGTGAACTTTTGCCTCAACTCAGCCGGCACAGCCTGGGTCGGTTGCAACACCGTACCGACCGCAGCGGCAGGTTCTCCGTCTCCAGCTGTACAGACTGTGCAAGGTATCGCCGGCGGAACGAACCTTCCGACGACGACGTTGAACGGCCTGGACATCGCTGAGGGCAATACTGCCGACACGACCTGGACCGGCACGGGCGCCTGCACAGTTATCTCGTGTCTGAAGTACATCGGCACGGGTCCGACGGCAGCTGGAACCAACACGATTGGCCGGACGTTGTCGGGACCAGACTCTGCCACCGCTGCCGCTATCGCGCCTGCAACGGTCGTGAACGCCGGATCCCAGGTGGCGAAGGCATCGCCTGGAAATCTCTACAGCCTTAACGTCGACAATGCTGCCGTCACCGGGACCTTCGCAGTGGTCTACAACGCGACGGCGGCCCCGGCTGCTGGAGCTACGCTAACGACTAACTTGATCCTTTGGCACTTCGCAATCGGATCAGCGGCATCGCTCGACAAGTCGTGGCCAATTCCGGTCCGCTGCTCGGTTGGCTGCGTTATCTTGTACACGACCAGCCTCTCGACGTTCACTGCGCCGGCTACTGTTCCGGTCGCCAGCACGGTGATGATCCAGTGATCCGGGGTCTTCTTGCCGTATTGGCGCTTAGCATCCTGAGCCCGATAGCATCGGCTCAGGTGATGGTCACACCGCAACAGGACCCTGCTACAAAGACGCAGCTCGACGTTCTGATGACCGCTCAGGCGCAGAGCGTCGAAGCCACGATGGACTCCAACGGGAACTTCACATGGACGTTCCCAACAGCGTTCACGGCTAAGCCTCGGGTAGCATACTTTCCGCAGAACTCCGATGTGTCGGGTGTGCCGATCGTCTGCAACTACCAGACCTTGACGACGACCGCAATCACATTTCACTGCGACAAAGCAGCGGGCAGCCTAGTCAGTTTGCTGAACCCGCTGTTCAACAACAGAGGCGCTTCGGGAGCTGTTGTGCAGGTTATCGCACGCGGCACGCTCGTCGCGCCTGTAATGCCCTAGGAGAAGACGCATGGCCTTGATCGTTGAAACTGGTGACTTGATCGCAAACGCCAACTCGTACGCCACAGTGGCAGAGGCTGATGCCTATCTCAACGCTCGAGGCCGTGCTGACTGGGCAGCGCTCCCATCAGAACGCAAAGAACAGCTGATGATCCTAGCTGCAGACTACCTCAACACGATGTATGTCTGGGCAGGCGAAAAGTATGACCTCAATCAGTCAATGAGTCTTCCTACGTCGTGGATCGACGTGATCCCAGCGCAAGTGAAATATGCCCAGTTCCTTCTGGCTTACGAGGCGAAGGACGCTGAGCTGGCCACATCGGTCAGCGGACCGTCCGTCAAACTGACTGAGAAGTCGCTTGACGGCGTCGGCTCCACGAAAACCGAATACAAGGACGATGCGCCATTTACTGGCAGAAGCTTCCCGCTAATTGACGCCCTCGTCTCCCGCTTCACGACCTCGGCCGTGACATCTAAGATCCAATCGGCTCGGAGGCTCCTCGGATGACTGACACAGCATTCTACGGTGAGATGGATAATCTTGCAACCGAACTTCTCACCGAGTTCGGATCGCCGGCCACTCTTCGGACCGTCACAGTGTCGAAGCCAGACGCCAACGGCAAGACCACGAAGACAGCTACGGATGCCGCGGGTCTCGGGGTTCGGACTATGAACAAGAAAATCATCGAGATGTTTGAGCGTTCCTCAACCATCGCCATGGTGGTGAAGTTCGCAGCTGAGCCAGCGCCGGAGTCGTTGATCATCCATGCCAATGAGATGTGGAAGGTGCAGGAGGTGAAGCCGGTTAAACCCCTCGGAACCTCCATGATAGTGGCATTTGTGAGCTGTGTCAAGCCATGATCAGAGCTAGGTTCAAGTTCAACCCCCGCAAGGTGGCCGATGACTTGGACCACGTCGTGATCCTCGTCCAGAAGAAGGTCGCAATGCAGCTTCTAGAGGGCGTGGTCAACATGAACCCCGTCCTGACAGGCAGGTCCCGAGGAAACTGGCAGGTGACCATCGGAGCAGCTGCGACCGGCGAGATCGGAGGAGAAACGGGTCCTTGGCCATCCGCCCAGGAGCTAATTAACAATGGGGCGGCCGTGGTGGATACTATGAACGTCTTGGGGGCCATTTACTTGACAAACAATGTGCCGTATATCACTGAGCTTGAAAAGGGTTCCTCCACACAGGCACCGCAAGGCATGGTCCAAGTGACGCTTGATAGAGTTGGGGCACAGTTTACATAGGACTTGAGCTAGAGTGGATTATGCGACCTTCAGAAACACCTTCCGAGAGTGGGTGAGAACCAAGGTCGCAGCCGTCCCGACGCTCGTCAACCTGCCGCTCGTCGTGCCCAACGAAGTATCATCTCACGGCACAGACGTCAACTACCTTCGCTACAGCTTGCAGATGGGTGAGGCTCAAGTCATCGGAGTTGGCACAGCTGGAAAGCGCCGCCGCCGTATCGGTAGGGTCTACATTGAGGTCTTCGCAGCTGTAGGTGAGGGCGAGGGTCTGGTCTCAGAACAGTCAACACTCCTTGAGCAGATCCTTCGGGTCGGCTCGGACTCGGCGACTACACCTCACAAAGATATCACCATCTTCGAACCTTCCACCTTCGACCGGCCAGAAGGTGGTCGATACTGCCAGGTCGTCAACGCCAAGGTCCAAGTCGACCTGTTTTCATAAGGAGCTGAACCGATGCCTAGCTTTGGTGTTACCAACGATCTGATCCTCGCCCACGTCG